TTTTGGGGAAAATAATTTTAGGTTTTTGATTTTGGACATTTTTTTTGTCCATTTTTGAATTTCCCAAAATACTTTGCTCAAAAAAAACAAAGTACCCCTTCTACATATGTAGTACCTCTTTTTACCCCATTTTTTCAAAAATCTCAAAATATTCCTTCATGATGTAGTAAAACGGCTTTAAGTACTTTTATAATATATTAATTTTTTTGAGTAAAAAGTTAAAAAAATATATTTTTATTAATAAAATATAATAAATATGATTAATTATGTTTGTGTAGCAAGCGAAAATAAATTATATCTACCTTTTTTAAAAAAAATATTACCAGAATTAATTATTTTAGGAATGAATACACCATGGAAAGGATACATTACTAAAATAAATTTATTACTTGAATATTTAAATACTATTGATGAAAATAATATTGTATGTGTTATAGATGCATATGATGTTCTTCCCACAAAAAATATAAATACATTAGAAAATAAATTTTTAGAATTTAAAAAAAACAACCCAAATGTAAAAATAATTATGGGTCATGAAAAACCAGATAATTTTATTATGAATTTTATTGGAGATACTTTTTTTGGAAAACTATTGAATAATGTTAGATTAAATGCTGGTCAATATATCGGTTACGTAAAAGACATAAAATACATATTAATTTATATAAAAGAAAATAATTTAAATTTTAGAGATGATCAATTAGAATTTACTAAATATGCAATTAAATTTCCAAATGATGTACACACAGATGTCGAAAAATATTTTTTTAATGTAATAACAACACCATTATTTGAAATTGATAATAACTCAAAAGAAGCTTGTTTTGTTCATGCAAATTCATGTGGATTAATGAATAAATATTTATTAAAAGAATATAATTTAAATATAGATAATAAAAATAAATTAAATATATTATTAATAATGTTAAATTATTTAAAAGTCAAAACTTTTTTTTATATCAATGAAATATTTTTAAATATTATTCCTAATAATATAAAAAAATTAATATATAATAATTTAAATAGTATACAATAATAGTGCATTAAAACAGATATTCTTTTATCAAATACATAAAAATTATTTCGTTCAAAAATATAAAAAAATTTTTTAAAATTAAATGGTAAAAATATTTTTTAATAAAAAAATATTTTTATCATTTATTATTAATAATTCTCATAATAATTATTTTATATGTTTTTTTTATTATAAATAAAGAACTAGAAGTAACAAGAATAATTAATACAAAGTCACCTCAAACTATATCAATTATAATTTCAAGATATACAGAGGATTTAAAATGGACAACTGAATATCCTTTCAATAAATATAAATATATTGTTTATAATAAAGGTGATGATGAAAAGCTTAGAAGGAGCCCAAAATAATGAATTATGTCATTATGTTGAAAAAAGTTGAGAAGCTATATTTTATCCTTTAAATAATACTAATTTATGTTATTTTGGTAATTTGGTTCTAGAATTTTATGTAAAAATATTTGTTTATATGTCTAAAATATACAAAGACAAATTTTCAAAATCTTTTTACACGACCTCAATTAGTAGAGATTGTTATACTTATTATTTTAATTTAGTTTATTTTATTAATAAATATAAATTAAATAAATATATTAAATAGCATACAATAAACCCGCATTTCCACCAACAAATATAACCATATTTACTCTCTCTTCTATCAAATACATGTTAAAATTATAACTATAAATACGCCATGTTGGCTTATTTATACCAACTACATTTCCCGTTGCAGGATCACAAATAGTCAAGACTTGCGCATATGGATCTACAGGAGGACTTATAGTAGTAATCTCAAATTGAATATTTGTAAATCTACTCATATTCATTGCACCAGAAGGTTGCGTTTGAAATGGATCAGTGTTCAAACAAAAATTATAACAATATAATCCTGAAGGTGCGTTACCAGCAGTTCGAACATATTTTTCAACAAAATTATACACCCCTTCACCTAATACGTTCTCTCTATATTGTCCATCCATCAATATAGCAAGAGCTACCAAAATATATTGAATATTTTGAGGATTATATACACCAGTAATATAAAGACCACTAGAAGTATTATCTGGATTAGTACCAGGACCAATTGTTACGGGAGCACCTGGATATGATGTATCTGGATTAGGATAATCACCTGTTGTAGGAGCAGGTGCAACACCTTGTGGAATATAATTAAAAGGCCAATTAGTATAATTAGACCATTGATTACGCAAATTAGCATCACTTCTTTGAAAATAAAACATCCAACTAATTACCATTCCCATTGAGTCCAAATCAATTGTATTTTGCCCTGTAACATTATAAAAAGGTTTTTCATATATTTGTTTAATGATATATTTTTGTTCATTTTTTGCAAACACTTCTGCTTCATCATTTGAGAGAAAACAATAAGTACAATTTAAATTAATATCCGCATTCCATATAACTCTAGTATCTGTATAAGATGTAGGACCCAAAACTTCATCAGGCGGCGTTTGTAAAAAACGATACATTTGCATATAAAATTGGTTAAAATTTGGCGCAACTACAGGATAATTGTTAGCATAATCCTGAACATCACGAATAGTAAACCATTCATTAATAGGCCTAAAAGATACATTTATTTGCAACTCATTATATTGTAATGCAACTAATGGGAATGCTTGGTATGTACTTAAATTAAACCATGCACCTAATGGAATAAATAATGTTTGACCATTAATAGATGGTTGTGCTCCAGCTGGACTAGTTGTATAAAAAGCATTAGGATATTTGTTTACGCGGTCATTATAATTTGCAGGATCATTTAGTTCAGTAGTTTGCCCTATCATTTTATAAAATAAATTCAACTTTTCTGCACTAAAATCCCTCTGTGCAGATGCTAAAATATATTGTCCAGAATATTGTTGTAATAATTGGTTACCACAATTTATAGAAATTTTACTAATTATTTGAGCACCAAGATTTTCAATCCATTTAAATTCATATGGTATCCAATCTGTGTATGTAATAGAACCATCGGGGTTTATAATCTCTTGAGGCGGCATTATTGGACTCCAAATATTAGGTAATGTAATACAAATATAACAATCCATTAAAAGATCGGCATAACGTTTAACCTTGAATGTAAATGTAGATTCAGTTGTTAAATTAAGTGTAGGTGTACCTTCTTGATCAAGACGAAAATTTTGTTTACCCCAATTTGTATATTTTTTATATGTTGTTTTCCAAAAAGTTTTACTAGGGTTACCATTTAAAATAATGTTTTGTTGTCCTATTGCTACTAAATTAAGAAGACCTCCAGGCATATTAGTATATAGTATAAAAATTTTTTAATTCTTTATTTTACAAATTAATGTATTTTTTATTTTTCACATTAATTTATATATTATATTTTTTTAAATAATATAATATATAGATTAATGTCAGAAAATATTCAAAATACATTAGGAAATTTTAAAAACATTATTGTAAATTTAGACGATGAATTTCAAACATATTTAATGGTTATGATTATATCTGTAGTGGTAATTTGTTATTTACTTTATTTATTAAGACTCTCTAAATTGAATAAAAAAGAATGTGACTATATTAATAAAATATATCCTGATATAGATGGCTACATTATACCAATATCAAAATCTGATAGTGATTTTTCTGGAAATCTCTTTGACTATTACATAAAATCATCATACAATTCATGTTCTGGAGGCAGTTATAAAAATGATTATGTTGATATTTGTAATTTAAAAGCAGTTATAAAACAAGGAGTACGATGTTTAGATTTTGAAATATACTCTATAAATAATCAACCTGTAGTAGCTACAAGTACTGCAGACAATTTTCATGTTAAAGAAACATTTAATTTTGTTCCTTTTGGAGGTTCAAATAGTGTTATGGAAACAATAAAATCATATGCTTTTGCAAATGGTACAGCTCCTAATCCAACAGATCCACTTATTATTCATTTAAGAATAAAAAGTGAAAATCAAGAAATGTACTCTAATTTAGCTACAATACTTAGTAACTATGATGATTTAATGCTTGGTTATAATTATAGTTATGAAAATACAGGCAGAAATTTAGGAGAAGATCCATTATTAAGTTTTCAAAAAAAAATTATTTTGATTGTTGATAAAACAAACCCTGTATTTTTACAAAATACAGAATTCTTAGAATATGTTAATTTGACTAGTAATTCCGCATTTATGAGAGAATACTATTATTCAGATATAAAAAATAATCCAGATGTTACGGAACTTACAAATTATAATAAATCAAGAATGACTATTGTTTTTCCAGATAAGTTACAAGATCCGGATAATCCAAGTGGTATGTTATGTAGAAATTATGGTTGTCAAATGGTTGCATGTCGTTATCAATTTGTAGATAATTATTTGATGGAAAATGCATTATTTTTTGATAGACATGGCAGTGCTTTTGTTTTAAAACCTGAAGTATTGAGATATAAATCAATTATTGTACCTGATCCTATACCTCAAAACCCAAGATTATCTTATGAAACACGTACAATAGAAACACCTTATTTTGATTATAATATCTAAAATAACCATTCCAATAATTTAATATCTTTTATTAAATATTTATTTAGTATTTTTTCAACTAACAATCTACTTATAACATAACGCCTGTATTGCATAAAAATTTTAAACTCATCTATACATATAATAATATTTGTTGAAGGCACCCATTTACTTGCACAATTAATACTATTACAGCATAAACAACCTATACCTTTATACAATTGTAATTCTGTCATTGTCTTACTTGATTCTATTTTTAAATAATTTATATATGGCTTGTAATTTATTCTAAATTTTTTTGGTGCTCTAAATGGGTAATCAGAAGATATTTCAAATTGATATAGATTACTATCATCCGCTAGCACAATACTAATATTAATAACAAAATGGTAATTAATAGTATTATTGGAATTTGAATATAGATTTTTACTTTTTACATATTCAACATGAATATTTGCATTTCTTTTTTTTAAATTTATTAACTCACGTATCAGCCTTATTTTAAGAGGTCTACCATAAATTTTATTCAATTCAGATAAAATTTCATCGCCTAAAATATTATTTGCTTCATCTAAAATGTTCATAATGAATTGTAACAATTAAAAATTATTTTTATTCAATTTTATTTTTTACAAAAATGAATAAAATATATAATGATTATATATATATGAAAAATAAAAATATATGTAAAGGATTAAAATTTGAAGATTGTGAATTGACTATATTACGTATGGCAGTGGATAAAGCAGAAGAAAAAATGGGTAAAAGAGTTATCAATTCAGGTGATATTAAAAACATAATTCAAATAGTCGAAGATTTTATAAAACGTAAAAATTTAATTTGTTATGGAGGTACCGCAATTAATAATATATTACCAGAAGATGATCAATTTTATAACAAAGAAGCAGAAATACCTGATTATGATTTTTTTACAACAAATGCAATAGAAGATGCAAAAGAATTAGCAAATATTTATCACAAACTTGGTTTTACAGATGTAGAAGCAAAATCGGGTGTTCATAAAGGAACGTATAAAGTATTTGTCAATTATATACCTGTTGCAGATATTACAGATATTGCAAAACCAATATTTAATTCAATGAAAAAAGATGCAATTAGAGTAAATGGTATATTATATGCGCCACCTAATTTTTTACGAATGAGTATGTTTCTAGAATTATCGAGACCTGCTGGGGATATAAGTCGTTGGGAAAAAGTTGTGAAACGTCTTACATTATTAAATAAAAATTATCCATTAACATCTATCAATTGTAATAAAGTTAATTTTCAGAGAGAAATGGAAAACAAAGAAAATGAGAATGAAATTTATGAAATTGTTCGCAATACATTTGTCAATCAAGGAGTCGTATTTTTTGGTGGCTATGCAATTTCATTATATTCTCATTATATGCCTAAAAATTTAAAATTAAAATTACAAAAAATAGCGGATTTTGATGTATTGTCTAATGATCCGGAAACAACTGCCGAAATCTTAAAAGAACGATTAAAAGAAATAGGTGTAAAAAATACTAAAGTAATAAAAAAAGAACCTATAGGTGAAATTGTTCCACTACATTATGAATTCAAAATTGGTAAAGATACAATAGCTTTTATTTATAAACCAATTGCATGTCATAGTTATAATGTATTAAATATAAAAGGACAAAAAATAAAAATAGCCACAATTGATACTATGTTGAGTTTTTATTTGGCATTTTTATATGCAGACAAACCATATTATAATGAATTTTTAGAAAGAATACTTTGCATATCAAAATTTTTATATGATGTTCAACAAAAAAATAGATTACAACAAAAAGGATTACTAAAAAGATTTAGTATAACATGTTATGGTCATCAAGAATCTTTGGAAGAAATACGTGCGCACAAAGCAGAAAAATATAAAGAATTAAAAGAAAAAGGAGATAAAAAAGCATTTCAAGAATGGTTTTTAAATTATAAACCAGCTGATTTGAAAAATAAAAATTCAGATAATATTAAAAAAACCAAAAAAGCAAAAAAAAAAAATAAAACAAAAACACAAAAAAAATTTTTAAACATTTATGGATAACTAATTGTAATATGAATTTTGTTGATTAGGCATTTGTTGATTAGGCATTTGTTGATTTAAATCTTGAAATGTAACTCTTTTTTTATTTTTAACAAAATAATTATACGCAAACAATCCTAAAATGCTAATAATTCCAATAAAAACTATTATATAAATAGTATTATTATTAATTGATTCAGGTATAATGTTTTTATTTATTTCTTGAAAAAAATCTGGTTTTACAAATACATTACTAATATTATCTTTTATTGTTTCACTTGGTGAAGACATATCAATAGAAATATTATCTTTTAATGTTTCACTTGCGAAAGATATAATATCATTAGAAACATTAGCTAAAGAAAATGCAGCATCGGATATATCAATAGATTCCATATAAATAAAATAAATATAAACATTATTAAATTTAAACTAATTATTTAATTAAATGTAATTATTTAATATATTTTTTATAACACAAAAAGTTATTTTTGTTAATATGTCAAAATTAACATATGGAAAAAAATAATATATTATTTTTTTAATAAAAATTATATAGTGAATTATTAAACATATCATTTTTTCAAAAAATAATCTTGTATCAAAATAAATTTTGTTTAAAAAATTCCAATTATTTATATAACTACACATAAATGTAGGCTCTTCTTTTGTAAAAAATTTATGAATATCAAGTGCACCAAAAAGAATACGATTCAAATTACTTTTTTCATTTTTTATATTTAAAATATTATTAAATTTATCTATTCCTATAAGATCTAAAAAAATTATTTTTTTATTAGGTGAATCATTGAAAATATAAGGATTCATTCCATCAATATATTTATTATTATTTGCAATTTTTCCATCAATTAAAAATGGAAAAAAACATGAACGAATAATTGTTTTATATAATTCGTCCTCATTTTTATATATATATTTTATTTTTGATATATTTTTATAAGAATATATATTATTATATTTAATAATTAATTTATTGTTTAATTTGTTACATACATCAATAGGCATATACTTAGATAATAATTTTTTAAGTTTTTTTAAAATTTTTAAATTATAATTTTTTTTTAAGTATTTGAAAATTTTATTATATAAAGTATAAAACAAATTTAAATTATCTGTAAAATATAAAAATCCAGATAAAGAACCAATACTAGAACCGGAAATTCTGTCAATTTTAATATATTTTCGTTTTTCCATTTCTTTTAAAAAATAAAGCGCACCTATAATATAACTACCATTAAAAACACCACTATCTAATACTAAATCAAAAACAAGTGGTGATTTAGGATTTTTATATTCATTCGGCAATTCATCAATTAATTTATTAATAATTTTATAAAATGATTCGTCCATTTTTTTATTAATAGATAAAAATATATTTTATTTTTATTTTATACGTATTTTATTTTCTAATAATCTATTTATAAAATCATTTTCTTTTTTGTATTTAATATACAAGATTTTTGATTAATTATGCAAGTTAATATTAGTCATTTTAAAAAATTAAACATTGTCATTTTAACTATATCGCAATAAAATTTGTCATGTTTAATTATAAAAATATATTTTAATGAAAACATAAATTATATTATATAATATTATAATGAAAAATAAGAGCAAACTTAAAAGTAATTTTTTATATAAAATTATTTTAAATCGAAATAAATTTTACAAAAATAAAATATATTTAATACCAATAGTTTATTTTTTATTATTATTTATCTTAGATTACTCTGGATTAATGAATTTATATGGTGAAAATTTCTGCAGAAGATTAATAAATATGTATAGACGAACAGATCGTTTTACTTATTATAGTAAATTAAACCCGTTTTGTGAATCAGTAAAGCATGTACTGAATAAAGAAGATATTGACAAATTACAAAGTATAAAAATACCTGAAAAACATGATTTTTCTGTGTTTTCAAGAAAAAACACAATAACACATAAATGTTGTGAAAAATATAGTGAACGTGAAGAAGAAATAATAAATGAAATTTCTAAAAAAGTAAAAAAAATTTACGAAGAAGAAATAGGAAAAAAATTATATAATTATGGATCAAAACCTAGTATTTACGTATATAAAGGAAAAGATTCGCAACATTTATGGCATGTTGATTCTTCAAATCGTAGTGAAATATATAATATAATAATATGTTTTAAAAAAGTTGGAGAAATTAGTCCTTTACAATGTAAAAATGAAAAAAATGAAGTAAAATCTATATATTTTGAAGAAGGTGATGCCGCTATATTTAATGGTGGAACTACAATTCATCAAGTTCCTCCAAATAAAGATGAAAATTCTGAAAGGTATGTTTTATCTATAGCTTTTACAAGTAAAGCTGAACTAAATAATAGCAAATATACTAATAATATGTGCAGCTATTCAGAAGGAGGAAGTAATTATTTTAATATGTTTAAAATAATAATAGCAATTTTTTGTATAAATTTTATTATAAGTTTTATTTCTGGCGTTAATAATTTATCATATAATCTTTTAATTAAATTTGTATTTATATTATTAATTATAATTAAATATGTGCCTTTGTATTTTGACATAGGTCTTGGTTCCGGAAGATCATCATCTATAATTAAAAATTTGTTTTTATTATTAATTACTATGATTATAACATTTTCAACAAAAGGAGCAATCTTATTTTTTAGTTATTTTGCTTTAAGTGATGTTTTTTTTAAACGTTCATGGGTTGAATATTATTAAAAAATATTAAAATAATTAGATAATTTTATAAAAGTATAAAATAAAACTCCAAAAATTATGCTTGTAAATAAATAGCCATTTATATTGTAATTACCATCTGTTGAAAATAAAAAAGGTAAAAATTTGAATAATAAATTACGAAAAAATGGTAATTGAAATAAAAAATATAATACCGCAATTAATAAAGGTGTTTGTATTTCATTATACATATTATCTAATGAATTACTATATTCTAAATTTTTATTATATGTGTTTACCATATCACTTGTATTTTCATAATTTTGAATATAATCTCTATTAGTTGTAGGCGGAGGTGGCACATAGTTGGGTATAACATATGGATCATTATTAAAACCATTAGTATTCATTGGTATATCTCTAGATGGTAATTTGGTAGATCCACTTATACTAGCTTGTTGAATACCATTTACAATTTGATTAATTGTTGTTTGATCTAAAGATAAACTTTGTAAATTTTGATTTTCAGTTGCTGTTAAAGATATACCATTACTTATATTTCCACCTCCAAGAGGATCAGTGGGTAAATCTAAAATACTAGTTGATTCACTCATAATTATTATAAAGCATGAATATAATAATTATCTAAAATACGCAAAATCATTATAAAATTTATTTTTTATATCTTCTTGTTTTTCTTTTTTTATATGTTTTTCTTTTTTTATATGTTTTTCTTTTTTTATATGTTTTTCTTGTTTTTCCACCTTGAACTCGACGAATAACTTTTTTTTTTGTTTGATCACCATTTTGGTCTTTACTTCCTAAATTTACACTTTCATCATCTAAATTATGATGTCTTGAATTATCATGTCTTGAATCATCAGAAAATCTAACTCGGCGATTAGTTGGAGTTTGAATTATATATTCCGTAACAGGACTATGATTACTCATATAATATATCTATATAAATTATTCAAAATCTATTATTTTTGCATTAGAATTACATTTAGATGCTACTGGTTTGTATTTTATACAATCACCATTTTCATTCATATATATTTTATCTTTAAAAGTATCTAAAGATGGTGCATGAAAAATAATACAATCTTTACCTTTACATATTTTTCTAAAAAGAGATGCAAGACCAAAACCTAATAATATTGACATTATAATTCTACCAGTTTCAGTATGAACAAATTTTCCAAAATGAATTGCCATTATATTATAATAAGAGTTTCTTTTTTTATAATAAAAATAATATTATCCTTGAATAGGAATAGATGATATTAAATTTTTATCTTTAGGACATTGAACAACTTCTTCTATAAATTTAAAACAATTATCTGCTTTGTCTTTAAATAAAATTTTATCTACATTTTCAGGAGTCGGGTAAACATAAATTGTTTTTATTTCAGGACCTAAAATATAAACAAAAAATATTCCAATAGCAAAACTTACTAAAAATACAGGTATGGAAATATGTTGCATAATAATATTATATAATATATTTATATTATATATTAATGTATTTTTTAGTTGATAGTGAAAAAAATGTAATATTTGGTTGGTCTCCAAAATGTGGTTGTTCTCATATTAAAAGAATATTCAAGTTTTTAAAACACAATGAAATAAATAGTACTATTATTCATTCTCATGATAGTATTAATAGTTTGCCTGATAACATTGAAAATTATACAATTGTAATAATTGCTAGAAATCCGTATAAAAGGATTGTTTCAGGATTTTTAGATAAATATAAAAAAAATGGAGAATTTAGATCTTTTTGGAAATCAAACAATATAACATTTTCTATATTTTTAGATAAACTTATAGAAAAAAATTGGGAAATGATTGAACCGAATCATTTTATTCCACAAACAGAACATGATTTTGATTACAAAATAAAAAATGCAAAATGTATTAAATGCTATGATATTTCAAATATTGATTATAAATTTATTGAAAATTTATACAATATAAAAATACCAGAAATAGTTTTAAATAAAAAAGAAGGTCATGAAAGACAAAAATATAATGAAACGTTTCATAATCCTGTATATGATTTAAATATGGATGATTATTATGAATATAATATTGATATAAATTTATTTTATAATCAAGAAATAAAAAATAAAATATATAATTTTTATAAAAATGATTTTGATTTTTTTAATGAATTAGGAATAAATTATATAATATAAAATTTATACATATCCTTTATTAAAGTTTACTATTTTAGCTACAAGATCATTCATTGAATTTTTCAACATATCATAATTTTTTATTCCATCTTTTTCATTATAAAATGTTAAATACTTTTTCTTTAAGTCCTCATTTAAACTATTATAAGCGTCATTATATATTTTGATTCCAAAGTTTACATTGTTATCTAGATTAATTTCAGGAGGAATAATTAAATTTTTAGGTGTTGTAAATTTACATGGTTTATTAGAACTTCGAGACTTTACGCAACTATCCATAAATTCTTGTAACCATTCGTGATCTGATACTAATGCAATTCTTAATTCAGATGGTAATCTAGACCATAATTTTTCGTATTCTTCTACATTCCATTTAACGCCATCTAATCCTTCTTCTCCGTAAGTGGGTTGAGGTATTTCTTGTTCTTGTTCTTGTTCTTGTTCTTGTTGTACTTCACTAGAAGAAGATAAAATAGTAATAGGTTTTTTTTTAGGTTTAGTAGAAACTAATCCTATATCAAATGCAATTACTTTATCATTTGAACTAGAAAAACATAAACTTTCAATACTATATTTATTTTGTATTAAATTACAAGTATTCGTATAATCATTATGCCAAATAAAAGTTTCATTATATTTTAATTCTCTAATTTTATTCAATAATGGCATCAAGATAATAGTATAAATATTTACTGCATCTATTGCATATTGTAGATTATTTGTTTCATTCATTTTAATAATACAATCTTTAATTTTTTGAGTTTCAATATAAAAATTAGTAACAGAATCATTTAATTCTTGTTGTTTTTCATCATTATCAACTATTTTATTAAAATTTTCTATATATTGTTCATATAGAGAAGATAAATTGCTAATATATTCTTTTACATTTTCAAAATTTTCAAGAGTTTTTTCTGCATTTATAAAACCAAAAAGTAGTTTATTTTTATCTTCAATAATATTATTTTTATATTCTTTGATTTCTTTCTCCATACTTTTTAAAAGTTGAGGCATTAATTCTACTTTTGTTAATTGAATAATAATATTTAAATTACATGGATCAGAAACAATCCCACAAATAGCTTGTAATTTTCTATATGATTCTTCATTTTCTGTTTCGGGGACATGTACAAAAGAAAAAATAGTACCACCAGGTCTTTTACAATTAATACATTTTGGTTTAAGTTTATTATATTCACTTCTTTTTTCTCTCTTACTTAAAAAATTTTTATTTATAATTTTTTTTTTGTTTGCCATAATTTGAGTTTCATATTTGCTTTTCAGTTTAAAAAATTCGTTTAAAGCTTCTTTAACATCTGGTAAAGTTGTCATTTATATTATGACTAAATAAATTATATTTAGAGCAACGCGTATTTTACACCCTTCAAGATTTAAAACCACACCTTTAATTATTTTTATATTTTTTTCAAAATAATATAGATGACTAAACATAAGACAGAAGATTGTAAAATTACACAACTTAGAAATATTCCATATTATTAAATTTTCATAATAATATTTTTACTTTACACCTTTGCACATTTAAAACGCCGATTTAACAACGAAAAAAAATAAATAACACATTTAAAAAGTGGACGTTTTAAATGTGCAAAGGTGTAAAAATTCATCGTATAATTTAATAAGTTGGTTTATTATGTATTATATCATATTCATTTTCCCAGTTAGGTAATCCAGTTATTAATTCTTGATGTGCTATGCGTTTAGTTTCTTGAAAATTTTTAATTTTCGATAAAATATATTGTTGTTTTATTTTATTTTTTTGAGCTAATTCAAAAGGTGTTAGTTTACCTTTATATTTATAAAATAAAATTAATGCTAAAACAATTGTAAATGCTATAAATAATCCAATATTAAATACCATGTTATGAAAATTATCACGAGTTACATGGCATTGTTTTAATGTTTTATGTAAAAAATATTTGACTCCTGGTTCAGTAAGTTCTGGTTTATTATCAAAATTCATATTATTTATTGTTAAAATTATAAATTAATTTATACATATTATTTATATGTCTGGAAATCGTACCAATATTGTAGTATTTTTTTTAACAACTTATGTATATTATATCATTATAAAACCAAAACTAACATATAATATAATAAACAATATAAATGAATATAAAAAATTTTTGCAAAATAATTATGTTTCTTTAGCTATTTATTTAATTCTAGTTATCATTTTTCAATGTATAGTAAATACTAATTATATAAATTCAACTTGTGGAGGTAGTACTCAAGATAATATTGGATTTGCTAGTGTAATGACTCTTTGGCCGTGGACATTAATTTTTGGTATTTTACTTATTATAATAACTATATACCCAGGATTTAAAAGCGCTTTTTCAGATGTAGTAGGCTATTTTTGGATATCAAATTCAGCTAACAAAATAATTAGTGAAATATTAATAGATAAAGAAATACAACCAAAAATTGATGGTGATAGTAGATTAACACCAGAAATGAAAAAACAAATGCAAAGTACTGCAGATGCTATCATTAAAATTTTTGGTAACCCAGGTATGATAATAAATCAAGTGTCTCCGCGCAATTTTCAACAATTTTGGGAAACAATGACACCACTTATGAAAAATCAATTTAAACCAGTAAATAATGTATTGCCTGCAGAAGCAGAAAATATGAGAGAAAACTTATTTAAATTAGTTGTAACAAGAGATAATGTTGGAGAAGCTATGTGGTATATTTACACTGGATTACTAGTAATATCTGTTGTTCAATTAAAAATTAGTTCTAAAGGTTGTAAGACTAATACTAAAACAATGGCACAAAATTATGATAAATTTAAAGAACAAGAAGCCGCGGCAGCAGATAAAAAACAATTGTTACAAAGCCAAGTATACACAATGTAAAAAAAGATTTAATAATTTTTTCTTGTAAATTTATGATTTTTTTTTGAAAAAAAATTTGTTTTATTTCTCTTATTTTTTGTTCTGTTATATATTATTTTATCTTTATTATGTTTTGTTTTATTTTTTATTTTATTTTTATATTTAAATTTTCTATAAATTTTTTGTAAATAAGAATTTGAAAAAACACGTTTTTTTCTAAACATATTTTTTTTATTACTATGAATATTAACTTGTATTTTTTGATGATAATTTTTTGGTAAGTTATTTACATATTTTACCGATATTGAATGATTAGAATCAAAAAAATAATTAAAAATTTTATCTGTCATATTCATCACTAATTGTCCAGTAGTACTTACATATTTCGTTTTTTTAAAATTTTTTGATTTGACAAGTTTTTTACTCATACAACCATCTCTATATGGATGAAAACGAATATCTATATTTGTATAATTAGTATTTATTATTTCCAATAAATCATTTATACTATGAATTTTATTATGTTTCATTTCATATTCAATAATGTCTTTCCTTAAAAAAGAAGAAACTGCAGAATGGCCTTTTAACCCACCATTACCATGTATTCCATGATTTGTAAGTACAATATTTTTATCTTTATTTAATTTAATTAAAAAAAAATCTCTTTCTTTATTATTATTATATTTTTCAATATGATAAATATTATTTTCTATTACTAATAAAGTATGTCCGGATGTTATACCATAACAAATATCATGTTGAATACAATTCGCAATTTTATTTTTAAATTTAGGATCAATTAAAATTTCATAATTGCTTTCTCCTTTTAATTTACGTTTTCCTTGACGGGTTTTTAAATAATTAGGATTTTTTTTAACTCTTTCAAAAATAGATTTATTTATATCATCACTACTTGATAAAGAAGAATTCACTAGACCAATCCCCAATTCATTCATTCCTTCTCTCCAACCTGTAATTAAATCATATATATAAACAATTTCAATACCATTTATTATTTCATGGATAACTTCTATATTTGGATTATATGTTCTGTCTCTATTTTTTATTAAATATTGTTTACCATTTATTTTAGTATAAATTATTACACACATACAATATATATATTATATAAATATATTGTATTAAAGTTAATAAATTATTTTAGAGTGATAATTTGTATAATATATCACTGCTAAATAACATAAAATTCCTAAAATGATAGATAATAACCAAATAGGAAAAATTGTTTTATTTTTATATCCAATACCAAATTCACGAACACTACCATCTTTATTATAAAAACATGATGGTTTTACTATTTGAATACCTCCAAAAATAATAATAAATAATATAACAGATATAAGCGTTCTGTTTTCTTTTATATATTTTTTAGACATCTTATATATTTATATAAACAATTTTTTATAATTATAAACAATTCATATAATTTAATATTCTTGCTCATAATCTACATATTCTTCTTCAGGTGCATCTATACCATCAGCATTTCCATCATAATATGTTTCATTCATAAATCTCATATCATATGCGTCATCATCAATTTGTTTATCTGTTTCTTGTTGATCAAAATATTCTTCTAATAAAATATCTATATTTTCATCATTCGCATCTGAATTTTTTTTTCTTATATTTCTTTCTGCTTTTGTCATTTCATCTCTAAAATCACGTTCATCATCATAAAAATCTTTATCTAAAGTAGTAAGTCCTTTTTGCATACCTTTGCTATATATACCTAGCTTGTTTATTTTCAAAATAGTATCAGCATTACGTTCTTCATCTGTCATTCTTTTTAATCTATCTGTTACCAAATCTTTTTCCTTCTCTCTTAATTTAAAAATACGATCTTTTATTTCTTCATATGATGTATCAATTGTTTCTTTTTCGTTAGTCATAATTCCTATATAACTGATAAAAAGTTCTGAAACCTTTTGTCTTAATTCTTTTTTATTACCATTTATTAGAGAAATCTCTACTTCTCTAGAATTTTCCATGGATAAATCTACACGTGTTTCTGTATCTTCTAAATATTGTACAGAAAAAATATCCGTTACTTCTATTTCTTTTGCTACTTCAGTTACAACCATATCATTATCATCTGTAAGTTCAATATAATTTATAAAAACTCTAAGTAAATAATATTCGAACAAAAATTTACTTGTTCTCTCATCAAAAATAGGTTTAATTGTTTCTTCACCATCTTTAATACTACTAAAACAAGGTGTTGTATTTGCAATTAAAAGTAAATTTTTAGATGTTCTTTGTATTTTTTCAAGAATATTATTAATGATAGGTATTCCATAAAAAATTTTCAATTTTTCGTAATACTCTCCAATATATTTTTTAAGTTTATCATTATGACTTCTCGAGAAATTAAAATAAATTGGTATATGAACATCACTATAATTTACATTATTCAAAATAATATTTGGAAATATATTCACAAAATTTGTTATATAATTTTTATAAAAATTTGTTGAATTATATAATGTATCATTAGAAATTTTATCATCATTATTATTACTAGAATCGGCAATCCATGTAGATAAATTTGTAATAGCATTTTCCATCTTTTTTACTGAACTATTTGAAATATTTGAACCAGTATTTTTTTTAACAAAATCTATTATTTCTTCTTTCATTTCTTCAATATTTCGAATTAAATAATTATTTAAATCTTTTATTTCTTTTGTATATTCTGTATTAGCTAAATTAAATGTATCTAATGCTTTTAAAATTAAATCTCTCAATGATTTTTCAACAACTTCATCATTTTCATCATCTATAACCTCTAATAATTTTGTAAGTTTGGTAATAGAAGAAACCTCTATATTAAAAAAAGGAATATTAATAATATTATTTTTACCAATAATTTGAAGCAATCTTAAAAATTGTTCATAATTATAATTACGACCATCTTCTTTAAGTTTTTGAATAATACGTTCTATTGTATCACTTTCATCTATTAATCCTAACATAGGTTTATCTGAGCACAAAGGTAGTAAATCTTCTGGAATAGGCATAAGAGATTTAAATTTACAAAAATAAATAAATGTTAGATAAATTGTTTTTTCACTAAAATCTTTATTTATAGATGGATATACATTTTTTGTATTTTCTTTACTATAAAAAATTATACTTTTTGAATAACTAATAATATCGTCCATTAAATTTGATAATTGATTAACTATTTCATTATATTCTGTAATACTTGAATCTTTACTAGAAAAATAACCAATCGTTGTTTCACCTTCTTTACTTTCACAACAAGAATTTTCAAGATATGGTTCATTATTAGAAGAATGAAGCAAAATTTTATTTTTTTTAACCTCAATTTGTATCCTTTCAATTACCGCAAGAGAGAAAAAAATAATTTTTGATAATATAACAAGAATTTTTTCTCTTTGATTAATTGTACCATTTCTCAAATCATTTATTAAAGATTTTTTAAATTCGTTTGAAATATTTACTAAATGTCTAATTTTAAAATCTACTAATGGTGGTAAAAATTGTAACCAATTTGTAATATTATGTTCTTCAGGTATATCTTCAACATCATTTGTTAATAAATAAGTCGTTTTTTCTTCCATTTTTCTTTGCACATCTGGTATAAATAACAAAACATCATTAATTACTGCTTTTATTTTATTAATAATAATTTCTTGCTTTTTTCCTTTTAAAACATACCATGGTTCTCCTGATCCTCTTATATCATAAGCAACACATCCTAAATAAGTTACACTACTATAATCACCCGTTCCTTCAAAAGGAAACCCTGAAAATGAACGTATACACCCAGGATGTGTTTTTCTTGTTCTAATAGAAGGAATCGAAACTTGAACAGCTATTAAAAACATTCCTAATGTATAATATAAAAAAGCTGTATTGTAAAAATCTTTGTATGAAGGTACTTTTTTACCCTTTTCTGCCATTTCTCTCACTTTTTGTTTATAATCATTTTCTGTTTCTAATGTATTACGTATAGAATCTAAAACTGAATTGATAATAAATTCTTTTTGTATTTCTATATTTATTCCCATTGCTACTGATAATGCGTTGACAATATTGTTTACCATCATTGTTTCTGGTGTATTATATAGTATTTTTTTTTCGGTATTTAAAGAAATTATTTTACTTCCTGCATCAGCCTCCATAACAGATCTTGTAGATATTTTAAACCCTTCTTCATAACCTTCTTCTATATCAAAATCTACTTTACAAATAGACCAACCACTAAATTTATCACACCACCAATCACCACCTTCATCCATAATACCTATAAGTGATTTAACTTGTTCTAAATAATTTATATATCCATTTGAACCTTTTTCAACAAAAGCATTTGCCAAATTAAACTTCCACGCTGGTAATATTTTAACATTGCTTTTGATACAATATAACCAATGAAAATCTTCCATTTCATTTAATGGACCAAAACCATTTAATGCTTCTCTCGTACATTCATTTGCAAATAAAACAATTTGTTGTTGCTTTTTAACAAAATCTGTTTGTCCTAATATCATGTCTAAAATTTGCTTATAAGGAGATACGGGTTGAATATTTTTTATATCTTCTATATTGCTTGTTAATTTATACTTTTCATTATTATATTTTAACATATTTGTTGTTTCAATTTTGTTTAATGCAGAAATAGTATTCATATAATAATTAAATTTTTCTTGAATATTCTTTTGGAATTCTTCTTTCGTTACTTTATATTTATTATCAAATTCATTTACAACATCTTTCAATAATTTTGTTTGAAGCTCTAATTCGTATGTTTTCATACTTTCACATTTGTCATCTATTTTACCAGGAACATTTATACATTCACTTTGTATATCACATAATATAGATGATTCATCTGTATTTATAGAATTATTATTAATTTCATTATCTATAACCCATTTATTATTTTTACGAACATAATAATCAACTTCTTCAGAACTTATTTCTTTATATCCTTTATACAAAATCGCATAATGACCTTCTAATACTTTTTTATGTCCATCTATTAAAGTATCAGATAAATAATTTGCTTCATTTTCTGACATTTTCTTTTTTTCCATAAGATTTTTAACTATAAAATCTTTTAAATCATCTGAAGACATTGTTAATAACTCTTTGTGATAGTCTTCTTCTAATAAACCATAATTAGTCTTATCGTATTTTTTATCAAAATAAATAATTTTATCATTATCGGCATTTATAGCTTCGGGTGAATCGTAATATTTTGCAATAATTATTGTATTACATTTATCATCATCTTGTTGTTTAAGTTTTTTATCTTTTATTTTTTTTTCTTCTTCAAAAAGAGATGAAAATTCGCTGGGAAACATAAGAGGAACACTTTGTAAAGAAATAGCTGTAGTATAGATTTTTGAATAGTCTTTTATTGCTATTTTTCGCAAAATTTCTGAATTTGTAAATGTTTTTTCAGGATCATTTAATCCATAACTTTGTAGAAAAACATCATCTCTAAGATTTTTATTAATTATGCTTATAACAGAAAAAGTACTATCAAATATAATTTGATCTGATCTTAAAGAAGTAATAGATTTAAATAATCTAGATCTTTCAATAAATTTTTTATTGTATTCAGAAATCTTTTCATCAATAAATTTAGTTATTTCCACATATTGCATATACGTCAAATCGTCACTATAAATTAAAAATGGTTCTAAATAAGAAACTACATCTACAATTGATAGCTTACCATTAATATATTTTTTCATTAAGTTGAACAAAACTTTTATTTTTGGAATAATCATTTTAATGAATTTTTCATAAATCTCGCTTTTTGTAAGTCCTTTTGTATCATCATAACTTAAATTTAATCCATAATTCTTAATATTATCTACAAAATTTTGTTCATTAAAATCAATTTCTTTTTCAAAATTATCTATAAAAATATTATTTATATTTGTTTTATTTTTTAGCATTTGCCAATAATTCAAAAATATAAGATTCAAATTTGATTTTTCTAAAATATTGGTTCCAGGTAAGTTTACTTTTGAAAAACGTATTGTTGGTTCAGGTAAAGTGATAAGTGACTTAATTGACATTATATCATTATTACTTATATTTGTTCTTAATGTAACAAGTTCACTTCCTGTTGATTCAATTGTATTTAATTTACTATTTGCTAAATTATATTTTGTTATTACAAATCTTCTACTTTTTACAGAATTTGTAGTAAATACAGATGAATACATTTGTGTTAAATTATCTATAATGGTATTTATATTACTATTTACAACTTTTTCTATAATAATATCATTCATATTTTCTTCTGTTATACCAGTAAACGGAGTCAAAAATGGATCTAAATCTGCATATAATGTTGAATATTTATTTTGCTCATTAGGTAAATTATTAGATTTGTAATTTTCAATTAATTCATGTATATTTTCTAAATTTTTGTAAAGAGATATATTTTCAATATCATTATTATCTTCATCAATATGTTCTGCATCATATAGTTTTTTTATGTTTTTGACTACAGGTAAAATCCAATACAAATTTGTATTAAAGTTTTGTAAATAATTCACCAATGGTTTGTATGATGCTTCTTTTAAAAGTGCGGATTCTACATTACCATATTTATCATAATTTGAAAATTTTGCTCTTAATTGTTTAAAACGTTCTATCATAATATGAATATTATTTAAAACTTTTGTTGTTCTTTCTATACTTGGAATAGTAGAGAGAAGTTCATCTAACATATCACTTACTTGTGCATCTAAACTATATCTTTTACTTTTTTGAGATACATCTACATATTGAATAATAGGTCCTAACTCTTCTTCACCAAAATGAATTTGGTCTGCCTTTATAATAAACTCCCTTAATTGATTTTTTACATTTGTCATAGGCAATTGGAATTCTTGATTTCCTAATACTTTCTTTTCAAAATTAATATCTTCAATTTTTATTTCTTCTTCTTCTTCTTTTGCTTTTTCTTCTTCTTCTTCGTATTCATCTTGTTTTTCTTTTTCTTCTTTCAACTCATTTAGCTGTTCCAATTGTTTTATATCAGGTTTCTCTCTAATTTCTATTAATTCAATAGGTAAATCTTCTGGTAAACCTTTGTAATCAAAATTTAAATACAATGTATCACCATCTACACTTCTAATTTCAATCATATCATGTTCTAAATTCGTTATTTCACCTGTTATAATAACTGGAAATTCACCACCAAAATAAATATTAATCCACTTACCTGGAAAAAGACCATTTTGAACAGCATAACTACGAGATTTTTCACGATTAACAATGCCAATATATGTTGTATTACCATCACCTATAATTCCATCTAATGATATACCTATAGTATTTTTGTTCAAACTATTTGTGTTTATTAATACCATTTTAGTAGAATCAATATATTCAATAAAAAATGTATTATCATTTAGTTGATCATTTAATGGATTTTTTATTTCTATGACATCACCTAATTGTAATTCTATTCTTATTTCAGATTCAGTTTTTATTGACATTTTGTTTCTATATTTATAATAGAATTATTTTAATATAGTTTAAAGAAATTATTATTAACTATATTAAAATGATTTTAACACAAATACCTGAATTTAATAATATTTTATCTGGAAATGAGAATACTTCAAAACTGCTAAAAATTAATAAAATACAATCTAAAATTTCTAATGCTACATATAGTATAATTAAATATGATAAAAAATTATTAACAAGTGATTTGATTTCATCATATGGATTATTTCGTTCTGTTATTTTAAATTCACAAAATAAAGTAGTATGTTTTTCACCTCCTAAATCTATATCAGCAGAAGTATTTATAAAAAAATACTCAGAAATTAATAAACATATTGTAGCAGAAGAATTTATTGAAGGTACAATGATAAATGTATTTTGGGATTCATCATTAGGAATAAATGGCGGTTGGGAAATTTCAACTAGAAATACTCCTGGTGCAACATGTAGTTTTTATAAAAACTATAAAAATAAATCTTTTAGAGATATGTTTTTAGATGCAATTACTGCAAATAATTTGAATTTGAATTATTTAAATAATAAATATTGTTATAGTTTTGTTCTTCAACACCCTGAAAATCGTATAGTAATACCTTTCAAACAACCTCAATTATATTTAGTTGCAATGTATTCAATAGAATATATAGAACAAAATATTTATATAAATATCTGCGATTATTATACAACATATAAAAATTTTTTTCAAGTAAATAATGTAACTATTAAGTTTCCTGAAATATATGTATTTAATAAATATAGTGAATTAATTGAAAAATATGCTTCTATAAATACTTCTTATGATATTGTAGGAGCTATTATTCATAATAAGTATACTGGAGAAAGAACTAAAATTAGAAATCCTGTATATGAAGAAGTTCGTTATTTAAAAGGTAATCAACCTAAACTTCAATACCAATATTTGCATTTAAGAAAAGAAGGAAAAGTTAAAGACTTTTTAAAATTTTATCCTGAAAATAAAAAAGATTTTAGTCAATTTAGAGATCAACTTCATTTATTTACAAATACATTATTTAATAATTATAAAAATTGTTATGTTAAAAAAGAAAAACCTTTGAGAGAATTTTCAGATGAATATAAAACTCACATGTATAATATTCATCAAATATATTTAAACACACTTAAAGAAGAGAAATTATTTGTAAACAATACAATTGTTCAAAAATATGTAAATGAAATGCAAACGCCTTTATTAATGTATTGCTTGAATTTACAAATGAGAAAACGTAATAACGATACTATTTACAATAAGGTTTTTAATTAATGTAAAAAAAGTAAAGCAAGATTACCAATACAAGAAAAAAAATGCATTAACATATGATAAATTCTTGAAACACATATTTCTTCATGAAAACATAAATCTTTTATAATAAAACCATAACAATATACATAAATACAAGCTAAAAATGTAGAAAACACAATGATAGATAACAATATATTATTTTTAAAATTTTTCAAAAATGTATAAAATCCATAAAATAAAATTAAACAAATAATAATTTTATCTATAATAATTGCTGTACTATTACTATAATCAGAATGTACAATAAAAGAACTAATAGTTAGAAAAAAAAACAAAGAAGAATAAATATATTTTTTTTTATATAATCCTAAAATTGAATTAATTATAAATATTAAAGATGTAAATATTAATATATTTTCAATATTCATAATTATATTATATATATAAATTATCAACAAATATAATTTAAAATAATAATATTATTATTAATTATAAATGAAAGTTTTAGGATTTTTACTAGGTTTTTTTTTAACAACTAATGGTGATGAAAGTTGTATTAATCCATTATATATTAACAACCAATGTTTACAATTTAGTGTAACTTCTGGAACAGGTTGTGCATGGATGTGTAACTATTGTGCAAATCAATTAGGAACCAATAATTATTATTTTACGGATGGTGTTTGTAATTATGAAGAGGGTCTAGGTTGTGTTGGAAATCCGATTGCTGGTAAAACTTATAGTTGTTGTTCTAGTTCTGTAAAACCTATTATAAGTATTTAACAAAATAAATTATAGTTAAATTATTTACCTATAATTTATTAAATTTACAAATCGATTTAATCCCATCCTATTTTTATAATTTCAATTAAATTTTGTGTTTCATCTTTTATATTTTGTAAAGATTTTGGATTTTCAATTCTATTTTCTCTCATTTGCTCATATGTCAACTCTACATTACCATTTTTTAATAATTCATATAAAATATTCATTTGTGAAATAGTTGCTCCTCCTTCAGTTTTAAACAATAATTCACCATAGTGACCTGCCGTGTGGTAAATTATATTATAATCACTAGTGTATCTTTTGAAAAATGTGGTAAAAAATTGAATTGGATCACTATTTAATGGTGTAATTTTAGATTTAAATACAATAAATTGTCGATTGTACCTGTCTTTACCTTTCATTACATTTTCATTATTTAATTCTTCTGGATTTATAAAATCAATATATCCAGTAAATCCTTCACGATCACCAATATCCAATACTGGACAATTTATATCAAAAATGTTATTACATACTTCGTTCATTTTATTTTGAACTTCTGGTTCAATTGTATTGCCCATAATAATGATATAAAAAAATATTTATATTGTTTTTTATACAAAATGTTTATTAAGTTTGTTATAACTATCTAGATTATCTTGTTTACAAATTCTAATTGTATCACTAAAATATACTGAATCACAACCATTTGTTTTCGCACAAACTTCTAAACAATCATTTAATTTTATTATCCACCTTATAAATTTTTCATTTATAATTCTGTTATCATTTGCTTTTATAAATGTTGTATTATTATTGTTTTCCATTGTATTATTATTTATTATTACTTGTTTATATTGTTTTATTTAACGTTTCAACAATCTCAAAAAGTCTTTTTTTATTTTTGTATATACTTCTATTGAATCAGCAATACACTCTTTTAAATTTCCTTTTATAGTTGATTTTTCTACAGGTTCACTATATGCAACACGTATAATGCTGTATGTGTCATGTGGATGTAATTTTTTAAAACCGCAAAACGTTAATACATTTGTATCATAAAACTTTGAATATAAATAAAATTCTATAATTTTACCAATTGTATAATCTTCATTTTCTAGAATAATATCAAAACTATTCATTAAAGTATTATCTGAGTTTTTGATTTCTAATTCATCTTTTTCTATAAGCGTATCTAAATCATTTAATCGTCCAATAATAATTTTACAAGCAGCATTAAGGAGTTCATCATTTGTGTATACACCTATAGTTTGTAAAATAAAGTTAAAACTATCCTTTTTATAAATTCG